AGCTTGTGTTATGTCTGATATTAATGAAAACGAAGAGTTAGAAATTCCTGAAGACGAAGAATTAGATACCGAAGACGAAGAGCTTAATGAGGATGATGAATCTGATGCTGATGAAGAATCAGGCGAAGAAGAATCTGATGATTCAATTGACGATTAATTGAATTTCAAAAGTAACCGGGCACACCGATAGAGTGCACTCTGGAACTCGTAACCAGAACTAGGACCTTAGGGTCCTTTCTTTTTGTAATACTCTTGTAATATTTTTATAATATAATATCTGTAAATACTGTATGAAGACTTACCGTAGTATTTTCATTAGTGATGTACACCTTGGCACAAAAGACTGTAAAGCCGAATCTCTGAACAATTTTCTTAAGCATAATAGTTGCGAAACACTTTACATGGTGGGTGACATTATTGATGCTTGGAAAATGCAACAGAATAAGTTGCGTTGGAAGCAGAGTCATACTAATGTGGTGCGTAGAGTATTGGGTCATGCCAAACGTGGTACTAGAGTTGTATATGTTGCCGGTAATCATGACGAGTTCTTAAGACCCATGATACCATATGGTGCAAGTTTTGGTACTGTAGAAATTTGTAACATGACGGAACACATAGGTGTGGATGGCAAACACTATTTGGTAGTACATGGTGATTTGTTTGACGGCATCACAAGGCTTGCACCCTGGCTGAGTTTTTTGGGCGACAAGGCTTACGATTTTATACTAGGACTCAATAGCAGGTTTAATTGGATACGTCATAGACTGGGATTTGGTTATTGGAGTTTAAGTAAGTATCTCAAGCATCGTGTTAAAAAAGCCATAGACTTTATTTTTAAGTTTGAAGAAAATCTTGCCAATTATTGCAAAAAGAAGGGCTATGATGGTGTTATCGTAGGTCATATTCACTCGGCCGAAATAAAAGAAATAGATGGCATTATCTACATGAATGACGGTGACTGGGTTGAATCGTGTACCGCGTTAGTAGAACATCACGACGGTCGATGGGAAATAATTACTTGGACCAAGGAGACTGATAATGTGGACATTGATAATTATCGCTTTTAATATAAACAATCCCAATGATGTACCGGCACGTATTACTTTAGACATGCCCAGCGTACACGCCTGCGAGCAGACTCTAGATTCAATGAAGTATACATTAAAATATTCAAGTTACAGGATAGAAGGACGATGTCAAAAACAATTTTAATAATAACAGATAATTTACGGAATAAAATGAATAATAGATAAATAAACATAGCAAAGGACACTATAATGAAATACTATGTTTATGTTTACAAAGATCCTATTACTCTCCAACCGTTTTACATAGGTAAAGGGAATGGAAAACGCTATCTAGATCATCTTAATAAACCGTATCAATCGGTTAAAAGATGCCAGGACAAAATCAAAAGTATCAGAGCAAAGGGGTTAGAGCCGGTTATCGAATTTGCCCAACAAGGCATGACAGAAAAAGATGCTTACATATTAGAGGATACTCTTATTCAAAAGTATAGAAGAAAAGACATAGATAATAATGGTATACTAATGAATATCTGCTTAGGGGCAGCACCACCAACCTACAAGAATAAATCTCTAATTGAAGCATATTACAACGAAGAATATAGTATCAAACTTACAGATAAAATTGTAAGGTCAGTGGAAGTGTTTTTAGATAACGAAACAAGTAGGAAAAGATTTACATCGTTACTAAAAACATCAATTGGTAGAGATTTTATTCTTGCCACAAAACATTATCCACAAGATTATAATGTTCCACAGAGACTCTGGCACATAAAAAATGGATTTAATAAACCTACTTGTAAAACTTGTAATGGTTCTGTTTCCTTCAAAGCATTTGTAGGTAGTAAATGGGATTATGCCAAATATTGCTCAAATAGTTGCTTACAAAAAGATCCAGAATATGTTATTGAAAAGAACGCAAGATTTACTAACCAGGCTCTTATCAATGCTAAAAATAATATTGGAAAAAAATATAGCAATGAACATAAAAAAGCAATATCAGATGCTAAGAAGGGTATGGAGGCACCACACCAATGGACAACAGAATCAAGGGAGAAATTAAGTGCAACTCACAAGCGAAAACAACAAGAAAAAGATTCTCATTATCACAGATAATTTGCCATCACAGATCAACGGTGTGGTCACCACTTACAAAAATTTGGAAGCGTGTGCGGTTCTGGACGGTTATAAGTTTGTGGTGTTGCATCCCGGGTGGTTCAGCTATATTGATTGCCCTGGCTACAACGAAGTCAAGATTGCCTATCCCCGGAAAGTGGGCCAGAAGATTGAGGAGATCGGTCCGGATTTTATCCATATCGCCACAGAAGGTCCTTTGGGTCTGCGGGCTAGAAAGTATCTTTCACTACATAATTATAGGTACAATACCGCTTATCATACTAAGTTTCCTGAAGGTTTAAAAAAGCTATTTGGTATTCCGGAAAAGTTAACTTGGAAATTTGTCAAATGGTTCCACAAGCATAGTGGCAAGGTGCTGACCACCACTGACAGTATGGTACAAGAATTACGCCGACATGGCTTTGGTGGAGAAGTAATACCTTGGACACGTGGCGTAGATCGTGCAATATTCACACCCAAATTGAGAGAACGTTTTACCCGAGAACCTATTACTCTATTATGTGTGAGTCGTGTCAGTAAAGAAAAAAGTCTAGAAGATTTCTTTAACGTAAAATATCCCAACTGTAGAAAGATCATGGTTGGCGATGGTCCGATGTTGGAGACATATAAAAAGGCTTACCCAGATGTGCATTTCACAGGATTTAAAACTGGTAGAGCACTAGCTGAATATTATGCCAATGCCGATGTATTTGTATTCCCCAGTCAATGGGAAACATTTGGTATTGTAATGATTGAAGCAATGGCCTGCGGAACTCCTGTAGCCGCCTATCCCTGCCAAGGACCCGAGGATGTCGTTGATCAAGGCATAACCGGCTATATGGACACAGATTTATCAAAAGCAATTGATCAATGTTTGCTTTTGGATAGAGATAGTGTAGAGCAGGCAAGTATGCGTTGGGGTTGGCAAGAATGTTGGCGAATCTTTCGGGACAATTTAGTTCCAACGAGCTTGACTAAAGATTAAATACACGTTATAATAGTTCAATAAACAGGAGTTTCAATGAAGACAAAGATTGGTATCATTGGCTATGGCTTTGTGGGCAAGGCGGTGGCAAATAGTTTTGTGGGATATGACGACATTAAACTTAAAATAAATGACCCAGCGTACCCAGATATTTCAAAATCAATTGATAAAATAAAAGCCAAATGCGAGGCAATCTTTGTATGCGTCCCCACTCCCGAAACCGAACACGGTGAATGTGACACCGGCATATTAGAAGGTGTGCTAGAACAATTGCTGGGATACGAAGGCGTTGTTATTTGTAAAAGCACCGCACCGCCTATACTGTACAGGCGATTAGAAAATACTCTAGGGCTTAAACTAGTCCATGCCCCGGAATTTTTAACTGCTAAAAATGCCAATGATGATTATATAAATCCTGTTAAAATAGTTATAGGATGCAAGCAAAAGCTATGGGAAGAAGCGGCACAGTATATTACACCCCACGTAAGTGGTGCCTGCGGCGTGGATTACTGTAGTATTGCCGAAGCTGCTATGTTCAAATACGTTGCTAATACTATGTTGGCAATGAAAGTAGTTATGAACAATGAATACGCAGGCATTTGCGAAAAGTTTAACATTAACTGGGAAAATATTATAGAGATAGCTGAGTCAGATCATCGTCTTGGTGACACGCACTGGCGAGTTCCTGGACCCGATGGTAAGCGTGGATTTGGCGGAGCCTGTTTCCCCAAGGATACTGCCGCATTACTTAATATGGCAGATGAATTAGGCGTTGAAATGTCAATGTTACTGACTGCTACAAGAACCAATGACAAATTAAGGAATAGTTTATAATATGGCTCTGTGTTATAAGGTTATGGAGAATATTCCTCAACTCCCGAAAGAATATATTGATATTGCGTTGCAAACTGTAGCCAACGCAAATGCTGAAAATATCCCCCCGCAGAATAGCGGAAGTGCATTATCTTTTTCGGGCCGAGACCGTACTATTATTAAATACGGCAAAAAATCTATTAGCCGAGGAATACCGAGGTATGGCTTAGAAGATCAATTAGGTGATTGGATTAATAAAAACATAAGCACTGAGTGGGCACAGATCAGTGTGGCTAATAGTACAATAGATTATGCCAATGGCGGAACTCCTGCAGATAACATTCATTGCCCACATACAGATCGGACTAGGCAGTATGTCTTAATGTATCTGTTGGTGGCGGATAATCCTGATCAAACTACAATATTTTATCAGGAACCTGGATACGGAGTGCATAGGCAAAGAGGACTTTTCCATCAAAATATAGATTCTTTAAAAGAAATTGATTCTTTTATAATGCCCCTACATGAATGGGTTTATTTTGATGTATCAATTTTGCACTCTGTTGAAAATATATTAGGTAATAGAACAGCCATTCAAATTTCTTTTGAATGCGAACCATTTGGGATTTTTGTAAAGGAATAATTATGTTTTTTCTATATTGGGCGGCAGCCGGATTTTGCACAGTATTTGGTTGGGATGCAGGACAAAATGTTTGGGATCGTTATATTGAACCGCATGTTCAAATTGAACAACCTGCTGATTCTGAAAAAGAAAAATCTAAACGTTGATCACTTGGCCATTAATTGATCTACAAACTCTAATAATAGTCTGTGGTGCTTGCCGCGGTGCCAATGCGGTTGCATATATTTGTAACTATCATACCAAAACTGCTCACTTTCAGGATGACAACCGATTAAACCAATTTGTCCCTGTATTATAGCCATTGGATCACCGTTGGCATAAGTGGCAACTGTTTTAAATCTACGTCGATTGCCTACTAGAGCACACCCATCGTAAAAGAACATCTTATCTTCTTGACCGTCCCAAGTTATATTAATGGCCTTGGCATGCGGTCTACGTGTATCAGTTCCAGGTCGTCGAATATACTGTACAGGTTCAACATCTTCTAGAATATCAAAGTAATGTCTACCGGCCCAGTAAGCACCCATACAAATACCAAGATACTTTCCATCATTATGTACGTAGTTTCTAATGCTCTTGGCGTTGTTTTTTAATAGGTTATCGTAACTGTCACTATCCCCGAATCCTCCAGGAACCGCAATCATATCTACATTGTCAAAGAATCCGTCTTCTACAGGATTTTTAGAGAAAAGTTTGAAGTTATAATGCGAGCCCAAAGCCTTCATTATCCCGTTTCCAGATTGGACCGAGCACCTAGGATCATGGATAAACAGGGCAATAGTGGGCTTCATGTATTGTTATTTATGTGCTATAATATGTATCTAATATTACTATTCGAAAATCTACTAAATACAGTATGAAAATTACAGAAATAGATCGTAGAGGATTTTTAAAAGGGCTCGGAGCCGCAGGAGCTGCCGCCGCAACAGGCGGGGCACTGGCTAAGAAGCCAGTAGAATTGCCCATATCCGGCTTCTATCCTGTATACGTAAAACCAGGCGACACCATTTATAGTATTTCTCGAAGTACTATGACTGATCCCAGGGACATAATGAAACTAAATGGATACAATAGTAAAACTAAACTTGAAAAAGGGCAATTGATTAAGATTCCCGAATACGGTAAGCATCCCGACCATCCATTGAAAACACATCAAACTGTACCTGTTGCAACGGCAGTCGAACCTAATAAACATATAGTGCCAGCAAAGGTTTCAGATTTACCCAAACCAACCACAACCCCGACACCTACAAAGAATACTGGTAATGCCTTAGAGGAACCAGATTTCCTTGAAAAACTAGTGAGAGTCGCACAGGAGTTGGGTATTTCAGCAAAAGCGTTATTTGGTGTTATTAGACATGAATCACACTTTAACCACCACGTACCCAATCCCAAGACTGGTGCAATGGGGCTTATACAATTTATGCCCGATACCGCTGAAGAATTGGGTACTAGTACTAGACAACTGGCTCGAATGACCGGTACACAACAACTGGATTATGTGTATAAGTTTCTTAAAAATCATAAAGTTAGACCGGGAATGGATATAGGCGATCTTTACATGAGTATATTCATGCCTCTTTATGTTGGAAAACCTGAAGGCACTGTGTTGGGTAAAAAAGGTGGCGGAAAACTTCCAGGAACTAATAAAAGTATGCATAAAATCTGGGAACAAAACCCATCATTAACTGGTGGCAAAGATTATTTTACCATCGGTGATGTAAAGAAAAGATTAGCAACATTTATGCCATCATGATAAAAAATAAACTAAAATCATTGACTTTAATGGATATTTTTGTTACACTAAGTGTAATAGTCCTATTTGCAATAGTAATAGATCAAGTAGGCACAGAAGTCATTCAAACAATTCAAAACCTTATCAAATAATGCGTTTTTTAACCTTTATAGCACTTGCTTTGGCTTTATTTTCGGCTCATGCAGAAAAGATTACCGCTACTAGTTGGCTAGTAGCAGATGACCAGGGCAAAGTATTAAGTCAGGAAAACATTGACGAAGTACATGCTATTGGTAGTATAACAAAACTATTCACAGTTATGATTGTGCTGGATGCTGGGCAAAGACTTGATGAGCAAATAGGTAAGTTTACCCGCGAACAATTGATACAATTAGCACTAGTTAAAAGCGATAATTCTGCAGCAGATTCTTTATGCGATCATTATAATGGTGGTAGAGATGCCTGTGTCAAGGCCATGAACACCAAAGCACAAGATCTTTACATGAAAAATACTAGATTTGTTGAGCCTACAGGACTCAGTATATTTGATGTAAGTACTGCCACTGAATTAGTTAATTTAGTTATTGCAGCGGAAAAATATCCTTTGATAGTTGAAGCCGCACATACAAGCACTGCAAAAATCAAGGTCAAGAAAAAGTGGTTCATATTCCATAACACAAATCCCTTAATTGGTTACAAACAAAACATCATAGTCAGCAAAACTGGCTACATAAGAGCCAGTGGTGGGTGTTTGGTTATGATGGTAGATACAGAAATCGGGCGTCGTATTCTAGTGCTACTTGGTAGCAAAAATACTCATACCCGAATACCTGAAGCAGAAATAATAATTAAAAACGCAGATTAAGTATATGCGTATTCCGGACCCTTGACAACTGAGGGATTAACGGAATAAACCAATTCCCCAGTATTACTATAAATTTTTGCCCCGTGTGCGTCTGCGGTACCAGCAAATGCAATAGCATCTTCCATTGACTCAAAAAAGTGAGTCAATGATTTTAACACACCATCTTCCCATTTATGTAATCGAACTTTATGTTTGCTCATAATTTACCTTAGGCGTAACTAGTAGTACTAGTGGTGTTGTTATTTACCTCGTGAACTAATTCTCCGTCAATGGTATAAATTTTTATACTATGACTGTCGCTATGCGCTGAATGATGTTCGTGATGTCTAGCTAAATGTGCCATTGCATCTTCCCATGCAGATACTAATGTTTCTTCTGAAGACAGTATCCCGTCTTTCCAGCTATTTACTCTTACGTAATGTTTCATGTTATTGTCCTTTATTTGAAGTATTTAGTCCAAATTTTACGAGTTTCGTTGGTATAATGTGTTAAACTCCATTGATTGGATTTAACATTAATCCATGGCATACGATATGTTAATGCTAACTTTTCGCATATGCTGGCACTGTTTGTGGGATCTGCACAGAACGCATTTACAGCCCATGGAATTTCTTCACTAGTACCTACTAGCGGAACGCCTTGACTAATTAAGTCTGCACCCACAATATTAAATGTTTCGCTGAAACTTACCTGCATACCAATATCCATAGTACTGCATAACTCTAAGAATTGTTCCCTAGGAGTCCATTGGTGGTTTATCATCTCGTGCCCACGATCATAAAGATGTTGAAATAAACCTTTTAAGTTGTTTAGTACAGGTCCACCTTGCATTTCAATACGACCTGCATTAACATGAAAACGTAATTTCTTACCAATACTATCAGCAAACTCTATAGCACCAAATGCCTGTAGCAAATGATTCTTTAATGGACGCACAGCACCAAAGCATCCAATATCAATTACATCTTTATTTTTATTGAACTTTTTAGTCTTGTATTCTTGTGGATAAAAGTTGGGCAAATAAATTACTTTCTCGCTCCAATCTTTTTCGGGATTTTTTGTTTCTAAAAACAATTTAGTTTCACGCAACATACGCGGAGCGTTGACCCCGATAATAATATTTTTAAAGTCTGCATAATCGCCAATCCAGTCTATGGCATTGCCTTCGCCGGCAATAAAAGGCATTTCACTGTGCAGTCGAATGATCCATTTTACATCCGGATGTAGTTTTTGTAGTACGGAAAACTTAGTAGGTACTACCCAAAGAGCTTCAATAATTACGTGTGTGGGTTTGTGTTTTGTAACTAATCTATCAATACAGTTGTTGTCGATTGCAACTTCTAGATTAGATTCTACTCCAACGTCACGCAACATTTCATTCATAAAGTTAGCACTATTGTATAAGCCAGTGCTTAAACCTACATGACTATGTTTTTCTGCGCCATAGTCGTCGCGGCGTTTTAGGATAAAAAGTACTTTTTTCATTTGTATAGTTGATTTATACTAATATTTATGCTGTGAAATATTACACTAATATTATCTATTGATTTTAAGTAATTTAAAGAATTCAAATATCTTAATCCACATGTAACCTATGTCAAATTCCCACCACTGTTTACTTAACTTTACATTAGCCGGATCCAAGTGATGGTTGTTATGCAGTTCTTCTCCGCCAACTACAATACCCCAAGGACTTATATTGCGACTGTGGTCTCTAGTCTCACCATTACGATATCCTATCCAGTGTGCAACACCGTTAATAACTCCGGCAGCCCAAAATGGTATCCAAAGCATTTGTATACCCCA